AAATGTACCATAACCATACGCCACCAATATGATAGCGGCACATAGAAAAGTTATTTTGGTCCAATACCAAGATTTATCTATTAGATTATCCCTAATTAACCTTTTTCATTATTTTACTCTTGCTATGTATTCGTATGCTTGAATAGGACTCTCATCAATATCTTCATAAGTATATTTTAATTTCTTTTGAAAAAAAATCTAATTTGTCCATATACTGAGCCACATTATCGAATATTACTTGTGCTTGTTTTTCTGTATAGTTATTGTGTATATCTTTTACCCAATTACCCTCATAATAAACTTTTTGTGTACCAGCTAAATTACTAGGTTTTGCCAGTTCTCTTACTTGAATTACTGCCTCACCTATTCTAGCCTTTAAATAAGGGTCTAGTTCTTTTACTTGTCTTCTCGCCATCATATCTCTCCATTTTATAAATCAAGGCCAATTTTATTTAACTTTGGTCTGAAACTATAGAAAACCTTATTATGATTTCCTGTATCACCTATATTAGCCATTTGATATAGATGGACCATTTCGTGTCCTAACGTTTCCACAAAATCTCTCTTATCTCTGTATTCTGGTAACATTTCTAGCCAGTATTGTTTTGTGCCTTTTCTTTCCCACTCATGGCAAATTACTTGACCCCAACAATACCTTTTAGATTCATCTCTGTAAATTTTTTGATTAGAATTTCGTTAAATGGAGATAATAGATTATTAAATACCGATTTATTAATAATAGTAAAATATTTTTAATGTCTTTATAGGTAGTTTTATATTTTCTACGGATAGACAAATCTCTTTTAAGAATTTTCTTAGTTTTCATACTTTTACTGGTTTTTACCTTTGGCATTACATTCTTTATCCTCTATTTGACTATCTTTTAATAATGAACATTTATATTCACTATCTGCTTTTAATCTCATTTCAGCTAATATACCATCAAGTATGGCAGGTAAATAAGCTTGTATAATCTGTATTGACTCTAAAGCAAATTGGTGTCCTAGTTTTGACATTTCATACTCTAATAACTTTTGAGTATCTACATCAATACCATTGACTTTAGATTGTATAACATGAGCCACAACAGCCTTGTTATACTCATTAGCCATCGCCAAGTTCTTAAAACTCGTTAGACCAAACCATAATGTTGCTAGTATAATCGTTAATGTAATCAAGTATTTTTTCATAGTATATTCTCCTTATATTTATTGGTATAGGATACCATAAAAAGACTATAAAGTCAAGCTCTATTTTTCGTTGGGAGGTAAGGGTTTTGGCATGGCCGGAAGAGCTCCGACCATGTGATTCGTTAGAATTATTTGGTATTTCTCATAAAGTCATCATTCCAATCAAAAGTTTCCTTTACTAATTGTTCAGTTAGACCTTTATAAGTCTTATTTAAAGTCTTGTCTTTTACATGTATTAATACTTCAGCTTCTGTCTTATGTAAGCCTTCTAACATCTGTATAAACAAAGTTTCTTTTTTTGTTCTAGTAATTGTATTGTCACCACCTTCTATGAAAAGGTATAGTTTTCTTGCCTCGTTTCTTAACAAGCCATGTTCCGTACCAACCGGTGACTCATTAGCAATGTAAGGAGGTGTTCCTACTGGTAATACAAATTTGATCTTTGGATCAAATCCTGCTTTTAAGATTTGTCTAATGTAAGGAGTATCATATCTTTTTAATACTTCCATTTTTTTAGGTTTATCTTTAGCGTTATTAATTTTAGTAAAAATTTCATGTACAGTTTCTCCTTGAGAACCTCTAGTGCTAGCTAAAGATGACATAGCTTTTTTACTAATTAAGTTTGGATGTTGTTGTTTTTCTTGTTCGGCCATTATTTACTCCATATATGTTTCAAAAGTCGGATATAACTTCTATCATTGACTTCATTTTATTTTCAATAAAGTATGGTAACAGGAGCGACCTGCTTGGTACTTTATAGTCTTTATACTTATTTATAATGTTTTCCTGTATCGTTAATGGTATCTGTGATAGATCGATTAACTTCTTATTTCTATTGAAATTCTTTTTAGTTTCTGATCCTAATGGTATATTTTCAATATTCGGACCATTCTTCCAATTTCTTTTTCGTAATAGGTTTTTGTCTTTCACCAGTTACAAATATATTATCTGGACTTAGTATATTTGGTACACCATCTGATCTATCGCCTTTAATAATTTGTTCTCTTAAAAATTTTACTGGATCTTCTTGTTCTCCTATAAAACCTTTTAAGAAAGGTGACCATTGATATACATTACCATAATGGTGTAATTGTATGAAGTCCTTATCACCTGAAACAATCAGGTATAAATCTTCTTTTTGTTCTTTTACTAGTGTTGCTATTATATCATCAGCCTCACAGTTCTCAACATACATCATTATGTATGGAAAGTTTTTAGATATTTCGTCTTTAACTTCCGTTATAATCTTAAATATATTATCCCAATCAAATGGACCATCTTGTCTGGCCATTTTTCTACTGTGTTTGTATTGTGGGAAGAAATCTCTACGCCATGGATCAGCAGCGTCTGAACATAGTACCATCTGACCATATTCTCCTTTAAACTTTATATTAAAACCTCTCAAAGAATTTAAGACCATATGTCTAATCATATCTTTATTTGGTTTTACATCACCTTTGCCTCTTACTTGAGCCATTAGGTTTGAAATTAGTATTTGGTTTAAATCGACTAGTATCATTTATAATTCTTTTATTTTTTTAGTTTTAAAATTGTCTTTTCTGCTTCGTTTAATTCTTCTTCTTTTTTTAAAGGTCTACTGCCTATATGATAAGCAATAGCCATAAAAATTATTGTTAATGTTGTGCCTATTAAAAATAAACCTAAACCGTATCCTATTGTCATAATAGTATAGGGGCCCGAAGGCCCCCATGTAACTAACTAGGCGTCAATAGAAGCTACAGTTGCTTTTGTAGGAGCAACAGTGCTAGCATTGTCGTATTTAAAAGGTGTTCCGTATAGAGCGTTAATACCTGCTGATATAATAGCTCTAGTAGGTGTACCTAATCTATACACATGGTTACCTTTAGATTTTGAACCGTAGATCATAAAACCTTCAGCTCTTAAAGTATCAACCATAGCTCTAGGTGACTTTAGACCGTAATTGGTATTTAAAGCTTTCCATGAGATTGATGAACCTCTTTGTAATAGATTAAGAATTTTAGCCTTTTTAGACAATTTTTTTCTTCCTCTAGTTTCCGTAGTTGTATTTGTTTTTTAGTTAAACCAAACATGATTTATCTCCTTTTGTTTATTATTAAATGCTATTTTACAACCAGCTGTGGCGATTCTCTTAGGAATTTTGTTAGTCATCTAAATTTTCTCCTTCAAACATACTTGAATCATTTAGATCCTTTAAATCTTCTTTTACATCTTTACTTAATGGTTTAGTCTTTGTTGGCTTATCAATTATACTACTATAATCTATTCTAGCTGACAAAGCACTACCTTGATTTTTATTTACTTGTACCAACTTGTCTGATAGTTTTTGTGCTGGGTGTACCATATCAAAATCTCTATAAACTAAACCTCTAATCATATCAACAACCATGGCCAAGTCTTTTGTAAATGATTGTTTTTCTGTTTTAATGGCAAGGTCATATAATTGTCTTAACAAGTTCATACTAATATCATCAACTGCTGTTTCAACAAACTCTTTTGTTTGTTTCTGTTGTATTCTTTTGATATACTCATTATCTTCTGGTGATTTTGTAATACCAGGTTTCTCTACAATTTTATTTAAAGGAAACAAAATAACGTTGTCTTTTGGTGGCAGTTTATCGTTTGACACTATATGATTTCACCTTTAAAGTTTACTCTACCTTTTACCATAAAGTATTCTATTAATTGATTATAACCACCAATTAATTTATCATCAATTTTAATTTGTGGCATAGTTCTTACTGGTTTACCAATATCTTCCATTAGTTTTGTAGGGTCTGAATCAAAGTCTTTCTCTAATGACTTTTCTTCGTATTCAAGGCCAAGTGATTTTATCATATGCTTCGCCTTGTTACAAAATTGACAATTGTTTTTACTGTATATTACTATCTTCATTTTTTTCTTTCATTAAGTTGTCATAAGCTACATTAGCTTTCATCTTAACGTTATATGAATCTACAGCTTCTTCAATTGTGAAGTTATACATTTTATTGTATTCACCCATTGGTAATCTTAAACCAACCCAAGCTCTGTAGTATTTTTGATTTGTGATTGTTACATCTTTAGCAAAGATTTCATAACCTCTAACTGGTGTATTTTTAATTAAGTTAACAATCGTTGACTCAACCTCTGATACAGTTGTCTTGTTATTATTCTTTCCTAACTCTGTAATGAATTGTTTACTAGACTTATTCATTTCACCTTTGATAATGTCAGCTAACTCTGCTTTCGCTATCATCATACCTTTTTCTATTGCTAAATTAAGGTCTGGAGATACGGCAGTACCAACACCAAAGATACACATTTTATCTTTATCTTTACCAAACGTTGGTGTATCACACGCTTGTTTTTCTGAGAAGTCGGCCATATACCATTTCGGTACTTCGTTTAATACTTTACCTTTCTCACTTTTCATCTTATAAGTTGCTGAACAGTTAGCCATCAATAGGCCTGCTACTACAACTGATACTAGTTTTATCATTTTATTCATAATTATTTAACCTCACTTTTTACATTATATACTAAATCTTGCAATTTGTCAAGTCCCATTGAAATATAGTCTAAAAACTCATTAGGACTAACATCTAACACAATTACAAGTAGAAGTGATATTATGATTATATTCTTAATCATCTAACCTCCCATTCACCATCTATTTTTAAACAAGTCTTTCCTGGTGTTTTAAAGACATGTTTTGGCCGACTATAATATCGGCAATATTCTGGAGCTGAAACATCTCTGTAATAGAATTGAGCAAATAAATCCCAATAACCTGGGGTATCAATACCCTTTTTACCGTCAGCACACTCCAAAATTTCTTCTTTTTGAGATTGTATCTCCCTCTTGTTTGATAACAACCTTTACAAAACAATATTGGCCATCAGTTTTTTTCTGGTTGTATTGTTTTTACTTTTGAATATAATATCTTTTCTCCAGCCATAACATGATTTACTACTATAGATGTTAGAACCAATAATGATATAATTAATAATAATTTTCTCATTAACCCTCAATCCATCTTCCGTCTGGTAACTGACATGCTGTACCAAACACTGCTTTTCTATTTGGACTTCCAATTCCAACTAAAGGCCATTGTTGTGTAATATCAACTGTAGCGTCATAATCTTTACATTTTAAAGGACCTTTCATATAAGAGCTGCTTGTTTTGATAATACCACTATTACCTGATTTCTGATTATACCAATTTGTATAGGATTGTTTTGACGGGCCTGTATTTAAATGGTCTACAAATACGGCATTGTGTACATCATAATCTGATTTATACATAATATCAGCACCCTTAAAGGCACCTACTAAAGCACAACTACCAATAACGTATGGATCTGTAACACCTAAATTCACACAAGCACTCGTGGCCGTTGCTCCACCCAATGTGGCACCAACGGTTGATCTGCTGGCTGAACAGTTAGTGACCAACAAACCAACAATTAATATTAAAAATATTTTAGGCATTCAATTTCTTTATAGTATCATTTACTTCAAAAAGTTCATCTTCTAATTCACTAATTCTTTTTTGTGATTAGGTGATATTCCATCAAAGAGTTCTAATTTATGATGTATCTCTTTTTTTCTGATTCTAATTGTTTTATAGTTATATCTTTATTTGTCATATGGTTTTGTATCCTTAGCTATTAGTCCACAAGTCGCCTGAATATCATCAATTAATTCATTCACTTCGGCATCTCTTTCAGGCGTCTTTATATTATTATATTTTAGATTATACAATCTATCACTAGTCTTTTTAAGACCATCAATCTTTAAACAAAAATCACTAATCTTGTGTAACATTATTCTTTACCTTTGTAAATACATTTTTAATCTTTGCCCAATTTCTAGCGTTTTGTTCTTTACCTTCTTGCCAAGAAGCTTTTTGATATTCTTTTATATCATTCACCTCGTTAACAATATAGTTTTTTACTTTTGTGTCTATTGTTTCATCACTCTTTGCCATTGTCATAGTCATTAAGACGGCAATGGTTATCATCATCATTGTTTTCATACTTTTTTCCCTGCTGTTTTAAGGTCTGACTTTGATACCACCATATAAGGACCTTTATTATATGCTGGCACGATAGTAAAGTTTTTACTTGCTTCTATCTTCCAAGAGTTATCAGGTTTTGTACCACCATCAACAATCTTATTTGAACATTGGTCTTCTACCTTCAAATAACTCAAATCTAAATTACCAGGCTTAGATTTAATCTTAGGTTTTTGAAATACACAAACCTCTTCAAAGGTAGTTTTAATACCTTTTGATATTAACCATTTGAAATGGTCAAGTTGAGTTTTGTGTATTTCTTTTTATTCATTATTGATTAAGCTTCTTTTATTGTAGATTTAACATCATCAGCTTCTTCTTGTGCTTTCTTCTGAGCATAAGTCATACCAAATACTTTTTTATAGAAGTAATCTCTAGGATTTTTATCTTCATAAGCGAGAATAAGATTATCAAAATTAACACTTACAAATTCATAGATAGATTTACTCTTTTTTTCAAATCTCTATGTTCTTTTAGAAATTCAAGTCTATTGGTGTAAGTTTCTTTCTTTGATTTTTGATCTTTTAGTGTTGCGTTCTTAAACTCTTTAAACAAGTTTTCTTTGTCGTATTTAAATGTAGTCATATTTTAGTCCTTTTGTTAGTGTTAATAGTCTATATTGTATCAGAAATTGTATATAAAGTCAAGCCTTTAAAAAGCATTAATTCTACTTACTTTCCTAACTCTGAATCAATTTCTAGTTGTATTGATTCTTCTATATTTGACTGATTCGTAGCCCATTTGTCAAATTCATTAACTTCTTTTTGAAGTTTATCACTGTAAGTTGATAACCCCTGTTTAGCGTCATTTACTTTACCATCCTCAATCTGTTTAATTGCCAAATTGATAATGTCTAGTGTTGCTATTGTTTCTATCATATGTACTCCTATATTCCTAAGGCTTTTATTGTTTGTTCCTCTGTAGATGGTATTGGTTTGCCTTGTTTCAACCAATCCTCCATTTGTTCAAAGTAAAATGCTTCGTCTTCTTTACACTATCTAATAATACTTTATTGGCCAATTTGAAAAACTTGTACATTGACATGTCTTTCATACTAGGCTCTATGGCTCTCACCACTTTTCCTGGTCTTTGATTACTCATCTCTTCCTCCTGATTTAAATTCTGGTAAATGGTTAAGATTAGCAAATCTACCATTCTTATCAACAGCGTAAGCTAAGGTCTGTCTATGTGTCTTAATAGTTTCTTTAAACAAGTCTTTGGCCTCTTTATAAGTCTTTACCATAGTCTTGGTACTTCTATCCAATGATCTCCACTCCGTAATTGCATATTCAACAGCATTATCTATCACGCCTTGTTCCCATTCAGTAGTTTTATTGTCCATTTTCATCCACATATCTGTTAATTTCTACATCACCCATTTCTTCAGCATACTCATCATCTGTGTAAGATACTTTACCAAGGTAGTCTAAAGAAGCACCATCTGTATAGTTGGCGTCAACCATATAAGTTGATACACCATTAACTTCCTCTGTAATTTCAGCATTTATATTTGAGTGATTAATACCAGCATCACCAAACTTCTTATCAGCTTCATCTTTAGTATTTGCCAATACATCTTGTTCAATAACAAGTGTGTAGTAGGTTTTCTTTCTGTACAGATTTTTACCTAAATCTTCTTTTACTAAAACTATATCAGTGTCTTTAAATTGTGTGTCCATAATATTCTCCTATTTGTTGTCTTCACTACTCATCAATAAAACAATGTAGTGTATTGCTTTTAATAAATCTTTTCTATTCTTACCATCTTTCTTACCATATCTACAAAGATACTTAATGGCATTAGCCTGGCAGAAATCTTTATCAATATCTAATTGTCTTAACATATCTTGTACTTGAAAACCATCTTTTGTGGTACTGTAGTGTTGGCCATATGTTGATTCAATATATTTACCTATCTCTTTTACTATCTTGTCTTCACCGTATTTCATTATATAGCCTCTGTTAATTTTTGTTTGTATGTTTCTAAAATTTCTGGATTATAGTCCGTTTTAAAAAATTGTCTTGTGTTATATGATTGTCCGTAATCATTAATATATCTAATGTCATCACTATTATTGTCATAACCGTAAACATCACCATAAGTTTCATAGTATTCGTCACCAGTTAAAAATTTTCTACTTTTACTATTGTCCTGTAAAATTGGTTG